TGGGCGAAGTTTGCGAGATAGGGAACGTATCCCCCTGCTATAGTAGTCTAATCGTTCTAAATAAAAACCTGCCTTATTTAACATTCTTCCTAGCGTTCTAGGTGTATATAAAGTTAAATGCGGTGAAGCAGTGAAGTTACTTAACATCTGGTTAAACCTATTGTATTCGTTGCCCCAAGGATACTCTACTGTTGGGACTCCTATGTACAACCAACCATCGGAATACAATCTATCGTTACACAACTTCAGGAAAGCTACTGGATCGTGTATATGTTCCAACACTTGCTGTGCTGTAATTAGATCAAAAGTTAGGTCACGCCAAGACTTCTTCTTGAATTCCCCTGTTTCCACTTGACACAACTTGTTTGCCCTAGCCCAATCTGCATATACTTTATTGGGTTCTATCGCATAAGTATCCCACTTAGGCCCACCATTCTCTGCCATCTTTTCATGGGTATATGGTAACAATCCCTCGCCAGTTCCCACATCGAGCATTTTTCCTGAATCAGGAAATTCCTTGTTCTCGTGAATGAAGTCATAAACATCGGCTGCATCCTTTAACTTGTAATCCACATTCTTTTGCTGTGGAGTTCTTGGCCTGTATAGCCTGCTATAAAACCTATCTGCTGTTTTTTTGGTCCACCTAGGAGATTGATATATAAGTTCACAATCCCCACAGTAATAGAAAGAAACTTTGAAATCTTGTGGCACTTTTAATTGGTTTAAATATGGATCGCCATCGTGTTCAACATATAAATCTCGTTTCTCTGAATTACATAGAGGACAAGTTACTTGTTCAAATAGTTCATCCAACCCAAATTCCGTCAACTGTAGAACCCTCATCGTCTGCTGGCACAATCCTTCGAGGAGCCTGTCTTTGTCTACCTTCCAATGTTACAGAAAGCATATTTTCCTCTGAACCAAGTTCTATAGTAGGATCACGACCATCTTGTAGGCGAAGTTGCAAGTTTAATAATGCTCTCAATGCTATTACTTTAGCCCATCTATCGGGACAATCTATTACAGTTGTTGTAGTAGAAAGTCTCGTTGCAGAGGGAACCCAAGTAACTTCAATCGCATCGGTTGCCGCTTGTGTTGGGGGAGGTACAAGTTGTATAGCATTTGCTTCTATATAGTAATGGAATTGGTCATCTCTGGTAGCAGTTGTATTACCATTTTCAAAGTGATATTTCTCCGTTTTCGCAGTCAATGGAACGACTGGCTGTCTGTCTCCATCACTTTGTACTACCTCGACCAAATCAATTTTTTTGAATGTTGATGTTACAGCAGGACTTAGATCACGACTATCTGCCACTAAACTTGCTGTATGTATTTCTTCAAAAAACCCTTCATCAGACGCTACAATTATATCATAGTAATGTTCATTTGCTGCATTGACAGCCCTTAATATTTGAGCGTCACTCAATGTAGCTGTGGCACTATCTGTATCTGTAAGTGTTCTCACTTCGGTTATAATGGTAGTCGCAGTAGTTGCCATTAGGTTTTCACCTTCTTCTTTTTATTTTTAAAATCTATTCCAACTCGATGATTGGTAGGACTCCAAACGTGCCAACCACGTTTATTCTGATATTGCCAATCATCCATTTGTTTTCTAAGTGCACCATCATTTTCAAGTGCAATATCTTTATACATTTCTTTCTGTTGCCTGGATCTTCTATTTTCTTCTTCGTATTCTTCTTTCTCTGCCGCTAACCAAATATCGTTAGGTCTTGCATATCTCCAATTATCCCATTCCTTCAGTTGCATTATCACTCCATAATCTAAAGGCCTAAATTCCCCGTTTTCCCCTTCCCAGAAACAGATATGCCATCTATCAATAGGTTTCGGTTCGTACAGTTTAATGGGAAGCCCATCCCTGTAGAATGTAGCTACATGGGTAAATTTTTTTCGTTCCGATGGTCGAAGGAAATGTCTTCGGTAGAAAATCTCCCAACGACACTTCCTCCTATTCCATTGGACCGATAAGTTTTCATCTAATCGTTTTAGTTCGTTTAGAATATACCTATCAGGATTCATTTATTTCCCATCATCTTTAGGTGAATCATCATACTCGATACGAATGTACCCTTGTATAAAGTTCACTGTAGAAGTGGCGGTGAAATTACTGTTAATCAGTAATGTAGTTCCTGCACTTACTAACATACCACCTTTATTGCCAGTAACAATGGAAGTGTTTAGCGTAGCGGTAGAAAGATCCCCAACTGTTGTTCCTGAGTTGAAGCTGATTCCACCTGAAGCCAATAGACTTGTTGTAGTGGCTGATGCTATGGAAGCTGAACCCGCCCTATAAAAGTTTAATGTAACCGAACCAGAGTTTGCTGCTCCTCCAGCGACACCAGCACAGGCTACGATCTCTTTCACCCTTCCGTTATGAGGAACGGGAATATATAAGTTCGTATCTGCTAAAACTGCTGTTGCAGTATTAGGATCAGCGAAACCGAATCGGAGTATTTCACTTTTTGATGGATTGTTTGCTGCGATATTTCTATTTTTAATTGCCATAATTTGCTCTCCTCTGGAGCCATAGTTAACCCCAAAATCTCCCTGCTGCCTGTCTCCCCATGTGGGTAAATTATTTTATCCAGTGTAACAGGGAGAAATTGGATACTTAGAGGTTAAAGTGTTGCTTGAATGTCAGTAATCCTGAAATTCTTATTCGGTGCATCACAACCAAAGTTACCGAACATTCTCATAAATCCTTCAAATGAGTCTATGTTACTAACTCTGCTTAATACTGATCCGTCTTCATCAGCCCATTCAAAATCTGAAATCTTATACAGATGCCATGAAGGAGCATTGATTCCGTAAACAGTGTTGTATGGTGCATCTACTTCAAATCGGAACTCTGCTCCGTTGAAGTCAAGCACTTTGTGTCCACCTTTTAATGTTTGTGCAGTGAATCGCACATCTGGTGTAAGAAGGTCTAAATACTCACGCCTCACACTGTAGTGAGAGATAAGGTGAGTAGTTGTGTTATCTTCACCAGAAGCCTCTGAAGCTGCATCCCATGCTTGTTGCAATAGGTTTAGCGTGAGAGGTCTGTTAGTTCCACTATTCCCAAGAATATTGGCTCTCCAAGATTTATTCTGATATGCATCACGACTTACCCCTTGGTATGTACCAGAGGAGTTAATTCCATCGTCAATGCCAGCAAAATCGTTGAAAGCACAACCAGTAAGTGTACAGATTGTTCCTGATACTACTGTTACTGTTGCTGAGAATGTGATAGTGGAAGACCCACTTGCTCCAACAGTAGCGGAAGCTACAGTAGCAGAAGTGAAATCAGTAGAAACAGAAGATGTTTCTGTGGCAGCACCAGATGCACTTAGTCCATCCAGTATCATTCCAGCTTGGATAAAGCGAAGTGGGCTTCCGACATTGATTGTTGAAGATGTTACGTTGACAGTTGCTGTATTGACCGAAGATTGGTCAGAGGCAACGGAACATAAATCTCCACGACTACCAAAATAAAGCATTCTATTAAAATACTTACGACTGTTACGAGTCATTCTATCCATTTCCTCAGACATAGCCTCTGCGAAAGCTGCTCTATCGCCTTGAGACTGTTTCATAGCCTGTGCGGAAACTTCAATGCGACCATACCAGTATTTTGGTGATACTGTGGATGTTACATATACTTCGTTTTGTGCAGTAGGTAAAGTTCCTCGTTCTGCTCTAGTACCTACACCAAAGTTCCTGCCAACGTGCACAGGAAAAACAAGTCTTCTACCACCAACACGTTCAGACGCTGCGTTGGAGATGTCAAACATTGTTACTTTTTCATTCAGTGTGTCTCGTACTTTTCCTAGAAACCAGTCCTTCAACACCGCATCAAAAGTGGTAGTTGTAGCTGGCATAGCTTACTCCTTACTCTCCCTGCTCCATTTGATCCATATATGCCTTTAAATCGGATATATGGTCTGCACTGGAAAAGTTTGTATATTTCTTTTCCTCAGTGGAAGGAATCGGTGCTCCCGATCCCCCTCCCGATGCAGGAGGCAGAGTAGAGTTCTGTTTGAGTTTATTAGTGTGTTCTGAAATAATTTGCTGTTTATATGAGTTTACAAAACCTGCTCTCTCATTCACAGCAGTTTCCATTGGTGTTCCCAGGGCCACTTTAGCGTAAATCGTATCCCAATCACCAGCCTGTAGGTCTGGATTTTGTTTAGCAAACTCTGCTTTCTTCGTTTCCCAAGCAGATTGGGCTACCTGATTTTTCAATTGAGAGGTATCCTGTTGCACCTGTCGTTGCACGTTTGCTACTTGATCCTGTAACTTCTGAATCGAAGCAGCGTATGGGTCTAATTCCTCAAGTTCCCTATACTTATCTTCTTGCGATTGTTGCTGTTGTTGATAAGCAAGTTGTTGAGCTCTAGCGTCAGCCTGCTGATTCACCCAATCGTCTAGGCCTTGCTTTTGTTGATTTAAGTTCTCCATCTCTTGAGAATAATGATAACCTTTCTGTAATAGTTCCGTTGTTCGAGGGTCATTAATGTCCCAATCTACCTCTTTTCCACTTACCTTCAACTTTAAAGAGTTCGGATCACTTGTATCGGCAGGTACTTCACCGATGTTCTGATCTCCTGCATCTTGGAATTGTTCCTCTTGAGGAGTTCCCATATCTGTGGTTTGATCTTGTTCTGCCATGTTGCTCTCCTAATATAGTTAGTTTCCACTACGTCTGAATTGGGCGTAGATAGTTCCTGCTCCAACTAAACCATGAACAGCAATATCGGCAGTTGAAACAATGTTAAGGTCTTTCAAATCTATTGTCGTTGCTGTGTTGAGCATTAGTGTTGGCAATATCGCAGTACCACCGACACTAAGTTGTACCTGTGCTGCTGTTGCAGTTGCAGAAATAATCACTCTATCTAGAATAGTTTGATGTATTCTTTGTTTCGGATTTGGGCCATTTACATTAGTTACAGTGGAAGATATAAATATCGCTGTCGCTGTAGGTACTGTAATTGGACCAGTTGAATAACTATGATACCATGTTCCATGTTTATCTGGCATTAGATTGGGCCTCCTTGCTGTATTCCCTCGTCAGGGGTAGCAAACTGATCGTCTTGAACTTCTTCTTGGATGGCCCCACCTTGTTGGCCTCCCATTTGAGCAGCCATAGCTTGAGCGTTTGCTGCTTGGATTTGTTCAGTTAAAAATGCACCATGCTGTTGCAGGTGTTGTTCATACATCTGGTCTATTTGTGGTTGTTGCTTAATTAATTCTATATATTCGGGTGCTTTACGTCTTCGGTTATGTATCTTAACGTGTAGTTGATGGTCTTGATATCGTTTAGCCATTGGCATAGCACCATTAACCATTTCTCTATTTTCTGTCTCTGCCTGTGCTTCATCAAGTGCCTGTTCAGAGAATACATCTTGTGTTTGTCCAAACTCCAATAACTCCATGACAGTACGCCAATCGGTTCTACCAGTTTCTGGATTAATAAATGCACCTCTCTGTTCCATATCGAGTATCTCTGCCTTCCTTGCAACTAAACTAAACGGAGCACCCAATGTTCCTGCAACTACGACCTGCGTATTTCCTCGAAGCATATCTCCAGTGAAGTTATCTACTACATCTACTTCGTTATTCTTACCAATGATACGAATTTTTTGAGGGACTACCATTCTCTCTGAGGCAACTAATAATGCTAGATTTGCTACTCTAGCGTCTGCTTCCGCTATATCTATGGCAGTCGTTCCTATTTGTGTGGTATCTGATTCCTGTAATAATTGAATGGCAATACCACTTCTCGCACCTGAAGGTAATGCACCTCTCGATACTTCCCTAACCCCTGACTGTTCCATCATATTTTCTCTATGTTGCTTCAGAACATTGAACAAAGTAGGTTGTGGAGGGTGTATATTTGCCATGTGTGGCATTTGTCCACCAATAGGGATTGCTTCGACTACTTCATCGGCAGAGGAATCTAAATTAGATTCTTTTAAATGTGCACCTCTTGGGACAATCCATTTCCCTTTAAATAAGGAATGATGCTCCAATATAATAGATAATGCTTTGTTATATGCTTTCTGATCTGGTATTTGGTCTTCTAAAGAACTTCTTCCCCATAAACGGAAAGGAACATCTATCTCTCTGTAATGTACTAATGGCAAAGGTCTATCACCATTGTTATCTTTTGGTGTTGGATTGTCTCCCATAAATAACATTACATTATTTGCACATATAATCATTCTTCCGTTAGGAAATTCTGGAGTAGATTTTTGCCAGTATCTTTTAACTACTGCACCTTTTTCTGATGGTTCTCCACTTGATTGTGGGTTAATCTGCGATGTGGTTGGTGATACCAATCCATCTAAAAACTTTTCAAAGGTAGATGCAGTATCTCTAAACTCTGGTGTTACATATTTTCCCTTATCTGGAAACTGCCTTCTAATTTCTTCCAAAGACAACCACTCTCCAACAATAGCGGAATCACATTCATCTAACTCCGTTCCACTCCCTATAGGAATTACAGAGAAGGGAGATAAAGTTTTGATAGATAGTTTACCTGTTCTATATTGTTCCACTCCCACAACTTGTTGTTTCGATTGCATAACAGGTTCGCCCATATCGTTTATCATGGGATTACCCATTTCATCTACTTGTTCTATTTCAGTTGTTTCTTCTTTAACACTGGACATCATTTCGCCAGAGTTAGGATTCCACTCCGTTAACAAGAAACCATTTCCACAAGATAAGACCCAACCAATCAATCTTCTCTTTAACTGTTTCCAGTGCACATCGTTCTTGATATGAAACCATACTTTTTGGGCTAAACGTGCAGCATCTACATCTTCTTGTTCGTTGGAATTAGGTAAAACACTAATGGCTGCATTTCCACTAGACAGTTTAGACAAGTTAATTCTATAGGCAGACATCATTAAATTGGATGTCATTCTAACTTGTCTTCTCCTGGAAGGGGGAAGCCATAACCTGTTCCTAGCTGGGTGCCATACTAAATGTTGAAATCCAAGCAAATATGCTGTATTTAAAAACCATTGTCGGTGATAGGGTTGCATACGATTCATACCCTTTTCCCATTCCTCTTGTACCATCGACATCGCACCAGTTTCTGTTTTGGTGTGGTCTATTTCATCTTGCAACTCTCTTGGAGTAGTTGGATCAAGCGTGATTTTATCCTCTGCCATCTACATCACCTTTATTTGTACTGTATTCAGACATTAAGTTTGGAGGTAAATCCTCTCCCAGTGCCTGTAAATAAATAGAAGTTTCGTTTTCTGAAGCTGTAAATCCAGTTCCGTTGTTTTCACTGGAATAATCTAAGTTTTGAGCAGCAGAATATTCCCCGTAATCCCTAGACATAATTCTGTCCAACAGTTCTTTCTCCACAGCGAAATGTCTTTCCTTGTCTTTAGTCCTCTCTCTCTCTTTCAATATGAGAAGGCAAAGACAAACCAAGCCAAACGAAGCTGAAAATATTGTCTCTATCAAGTCAATCCTCCTAAATAAGGATCATACACTTCTTCCTCATCTCGATATTTCTTTGGATATTTCACTTTCTGTTCCTTAGTCATACTGTCCCATATCTCTGCACCATCTGGTCCAGCAGGGTGTGTCTGTATCAAATATTTAATTGCGTCAAACGCATGATTATCTTTCTGCACTATCCGTTCAGGTTCATTCTTTTTCATTACCTGAGACTGGTTCAACTCATCATGTCTCAAATGGTTCAGTTCCCACCATAGTTTAGGACAGGCGTGGGTAACAATAACTTTTGGGTCTTCTAAATTTTGCCATGCCTTATACAATGCCTGTGCAAAAGCAACGTCATCGCCAGCACGGCCAGGTACTAGAGGCCAACCAAACTCGGTAAACATATCGCCAAGAGTCTTTATCTGTTCTCTATCGCCCTTACCAACACCCCCACCCCACTGCAACATAGTTCGCATAGAAGGGTCGTGGGCTACAAATATCAAATCTTCCCAATCAGGG